GGCTCCTCTTCGTCTGGTTCTTCTTCAGACTCATCAGGTGTACCCTCTGGTTCGGAATCTCCTTCGGATTCTTCGTCCTGTTCCCAAAGTTCTTCGTCTAAGGCTTCAGGGTCTTCAGACTCTTCTACCTCTTCAAGTACCTCATTCTCTTCTGACATATAACTCCTTCCAATGTCCCGATACGTTTACGGATTGGTTTTAAATTTGTCCCTGCCTCTGGATGAGGTGTAAGGGTGACTCCTGTTATACTACTTTGTTTCAGCAATATCAAGCATTTCTTGCCATGCTTGTATTTTACCGATAGATACATTATGCCTTGAAACTGATTCTTGGTCAACTAATTGTTTTGACTTAATTATATCGTATGCGTCTTGTATCCTTTTTTCAATCATTTGTTTGTACTGTTGCCAGCCGGGAGACTGGGACAGCATTGCTAATACATCATTGCGGGGCATTTTGTGCGAACTCCTCTTTCCTCATTTGCTCTGCATCAGGGCCACCTTGAAGTCTTTGTGCGGCTTGTTCAGCCTGTAGCGGGTCTTCTGGCATTCCGCCCGGTGCTGGCCCTTCTTGAGGAGGTGGTGGCATTCCCCCTTCTGCCGCTTGATAATCCATTTGTGCTTCTTGTGCTCGTTTTTGTTCTATGGCTTGTCTTGCTACTGCCTCTTCCTGTTCAAGCATATTCTCTTGTTCTTGCAACATCTGGTCTCTTTCATTATCCATCTGCTCCCTTAGTAATACACTGTTATTCTCTAAGTTTGTTGGATTTAAGATATTACCTTGTTTGATAAGCTCTAGTCTTTCTTGCATTTCTAATTTACGCTGATCCTCTGACACATTTATTTTTTCTTCAATAAGAGCCTTTTGTTCTGTTTTTTGTATTTCAGCCTGAGCCTGCTGTTGTATTTGTTGAGCCTGCATCTGCATCTGCATTTGAGCTTGTTGCTGGGCCGCTTGTTGTGCCGCTTGCGCTTGCTGTTCCATTTGTTGTTGTTGAGCTTGAGTCTGTGACTGCATCTCCTGAGTTACCTCCTCCTCAGTTTTTACCACCTTATCTGGCTCCATATTAAATGCACGGAGTAGTGGTCTGGTAAAAGCCTCATTCTTAAGATAGCTCTTTATCTCAGGGAATTGGCCTATTACCTGTAAGAAGTTAATAAGCTGTGTATTATGCACTTCCTTTGCAACGTATTGTTCATACCCTGTAGATATAGCCTCATAGTCACCCTTAATACTTGCGTCCATAGAATCTACCATTAACCACCTGTACACTGCCTGTACATTCTTAGTGATCATTGAAGATACTGACCTGACTACATCTGCTGTCTGTCTGTTTGCGTTGGAATTAAGAATTGACATCCCTGTAGCTGTCTTAGTCTGTGCAGGGGACATATCTCCATATCCTATACTTGTCTGTCCTGAGTCTAGGTCTGCCTCACGTTCAAGTTGCTGTATTATCGAAAGAAGTCCGTTTGTTACATCTGGAATTTGTACAGAACTGAAGGAATCTCGTACTGAAGCTCCGGGTTTTACACGGAACTGCTTACCCGGATATATCTGTTCTGTGTCTGTACCGGGTTCAAATGCGTTGGGGTCTATAACTGTTAGGGGGGCCGCTGATAAGGACTTGCCCTCAACCATCATTGCGTATGAAAAGTTTAGGATCGCTTGAGCATCTCTGATGGCATAATATATACCGTCACCCCATATCGACTCTGGATTCTTCTGCCAGTTGCAGAAATGGAATGGTAAGGTATCGTCAAAGGGGTTTTCTGCTATCTTAACGACAACATCCCCTATAACTGTAATGACAACAGACATAGCATCTGGTATGTCCTCTGATTCAATAGGTAGGTGAGGTGCTAAGTCCTTGCCATCTAGTCTACCCCAAAATTCTAAAACTTCAAACTTCTTTAATTTTGTTCCTGAAGTCTCATCAAATTTCTTCGGGTGTTCGCTGTCGTCATATCCATGTGAAAGCCCAATTTCATCCTCAATAATCTTATCAAGTGCTCCGGGGACAAATCCCTCTTGGTTCTTAGCTAATCTTCTGAGTTGTATTTTACTAAGGAATGATCTTTGAATAACGTAGTCAGCGTCTTCTGCACTTATTGCTTCAGGGGATGGGAATATGTTCCATATACTCACGTATTTAACCGTGGGCATTAACTCCGCTTCAAGAAACGACTCAACCGCCAACTGATCGTCTGCAGTCTGTACCGCAGAGTAGACAGGGAAATTTTTGTATTCAAGCGAAATACCTTTAGTACACCCTGTGCCATATAAACACATTTCATGTATAGCGTGTTGTACCTGCTCGTTGTAATTCGTTCTGTCAAATATGTCCCTAATCTTGAACTCCATCTGTTTAGAGCGTTCAAGGATTGCGTCTTCAAGCAGGTCAGGCCTGTCTGGGGCCGCTTGTATATCGGGAGGATAAAACCGGGGTTTACGACTTGGCGTAATGCTAAACGGTACTTTCCCATCTTCAAATAGTAGCGTATTAACCTTAATCTTCGCTGAATTAATTTTACGCCTAGTTTGATTGACAAAGATACCCCTTTCATTTGCCAGTTCATTAGCCTTTGATATCTTTGAAGGATATTTTCCTCTGTACGCATCATAAGCCTCCACCCAATGCTGTTCGTGATCTCTACGATATTCTCTGGCTTCATCAAACTTTTCTTGCACCACTGCCGCAAAGTCGTCTAAGTCAGCCTCCACTACCTTAACCTCAGCAACTGCTACTCCATCTGGAGTCTCAAATTCCTCAGTTCCGTCATAATCGTATTCTGCCATTATTTAACACTCCTTGTTTCTGTGCGGGGCAAAGTTTTCTACGCATTGCCATAGGGATATATTACTGGGGAAGGTCTCAAGCCAATACCCAATAGTTCCTTTTTTACTTGTACAAGCAGATAATAGGAACATTGTTGATACCAATAATAGTAGTACTGCTCTATTCATTCGTTTCTAAAGTTAAGTCTATAATATCACCATTATCCATAGAAAGTATATTATTTTGTTTAATCTCAACCTTACTTGCTAATTTATCCGCTACCTTATGTATAGAGTCAGATAGAGCTTGAATATATAGACACCCCTCTTCCTCACCTAACGAATTACACGCTACATCTGTTAATTCATTTAGTATAGGGTCTAAATCATTATACAGTTTATCAATATTTAATTCTGGATTACCACCAAAATTTGCCTGAATTACATTATTTTTCATATGCTGGAAGGTTGAAAAAATTTCAATTCCGGCTTCATGTACCTTCTATTTACATTCCTTTCCCACTCAGGCATGGCAGGGAACATCTTACACCCAAAACAGGCTATAGCCAAAGCCATAACACAATCATCATGTGAACCTGATTGTGCCGCCATTCTACCATTAGGAAAATTTACGAATGTTTGTAGTTCATCTAGTACCTTCGGACTCCTTAATTTTATCTCATCCTCTCGTATCAGTTCTTTTAAATAATCAATAATGAGAGGCTTGGATTTTACTGTAGTATGAAATCCTAGTTTCCGGGCTGACCTACTTGACCTTTCATCTAGTATCTTCTCCGAATAGATGTCCGGGTATAAGTGTACATCCGATAAGAATTTTAAAGTTACAAGTCCGTGATTATTTCTTTCGACAAGTAGTTTTGCATTATTATACCATTTTCCTAAACTTGCAAGTTGCCATGCAAATAAATCAGGGTCTATTTTAACCCTAAGTGTCGCTACTTCATCCATACTCTCAGCATTTAAGACAACAGCTACACTCCAATCAGTATCTCTACCTACATCTATTCCCTCTGATACATCTGCCCCAATCCTGTATTCCTTGTTTGGAGTGGGCCTCTCCCATACCTGTAATCCCCCCTCGTCCATAGCCTCTATTATATATTTTTCCCCACCTTTATCCCTCCAAGATTGTACTGGTATATGGAATCCTTCTGAAGGTCTTTCTCTCTGGAGACGCTGAGAATCTAACACAAGGTTGCCTAGGACATCCATATCAAAAACCCCCCGCCCTGTCGTTACAAATGCCTCACGTGCATTCGTTGGAAATTCTTGATGAAATTTCCTTAAATCATTCTGACACTGTGTTTTTATACATTGTCTGCGCCAATTCAGGTTTTCTAGGTCTATTGTGAACTTCTTTACCTCATCACCTACATCATACTCACACGATATACCTAGTAGGGATTCTTCTGCCTCACCACCATACCTCTTGTCCTGACCTAGCTCAGATTTAAACTTCTCCTTTTCTTCCTCTGAACCAAATGGCTTACTATAATGACTATATAAGTACCACGGAAAAAATATAGCCTCCCATCCAGAATTCCCCTCTGCGGCATCCCAGTACATATCATGGAATACTCCCCCAACTCCCTGCGCTGTAGATTCGATTACCGCCTCCGTGTCAAATCCCTGTACAACACAGTTTAACAGTCCTAATAGATAATCTTCTCCCCCGGCAGTCCATGAAGCAACTTCACTACAATGTAAATAGTCTATCTTACTACCACGTACTTCACGGCCCCCCACCGTTGATAATGAATATGAGGAATTTAATCCGCCGTCTTCACTACCCCAATGCAGGTCTCTTCTACCGCTATATTTTAACTGTGGTTTTACTTCTTTTGGTAGGTTTTGCTCCATAGTACGAGTCATGGCAAACATGACATCTGTAGCCGCCTTACTATGGGTGGTGATTTGTACCACCTTATTCCTGTTCATAGCCGCATGACGGAAGTACCGCCCCTGCACGTATGTTGATATGCCGAAACGTCTTGCTTTTAAGACAATCATCCTAACGTGATTGTGTTCCTTTAACTGCCTCTCCATCATAGAGTGCATAATACTCTGCACTTCATTTAACCCAAATGGAATAAGCTCACCTGTACCAAAATTCTGTATTTGTAAACAGGTATTAAAATATAAGATTGGATCGTCTTTGAGCCGTTTTATTAGCCCTAATATTTCGTTTTCTTCCATGTCCCCTTATGAGTAACGTCTCCAAGGAATGACGGCTCCGCCGAGGTACTAGGGGGAAGCAGAGCCGTCAGGGGCTGGAGACAAAGCCCCCTTACCCCATATATTGATACGTATAGGTATAATATGCAAGGGTGTATAAACGTGAGTAACTACTTTATGTATTATAAGGGGAGGGGGTGTGCGCCGGGGGGTGGCCTTCGGACGGATCGGCTGGCAGGATGATAGCGTTTTCCGGGCCGGATCGTGTGTCAGGAATCCCTCCTTTTATTACACTCGATTGACTGTCAGAAATCCTACCTTTTATTACACTAAATCGGAGGGCAAATCACTGAGCAAATCGGGGCCGTAAATTAATTCCTGAGAAATAGTGACAGGCTCAATTATTAATGCACTGTGATTGCAGGGGCTTGAGGGGTGATATCCTTAGTTGGTTGGCTCTTATCCAAGAGTTGTTCAAAGCTGTGTTTGACTTCCATTGTCTTAGTGGATGGATTGACTCCGATAGTCTTGCCGATCAACTCAAGCGATTGTAGTGCTGTTTTCAATTGATCATCCGCCATTGCTTTGTGGTAGACTCCTTCCATCTCCGCTACCAGCCTAGCTTTGCTCCATCCGCTTGAGGCGATGAGAAAATTCTCATGCTCTTCTATTTTTCCCCTAATTACCACGTGCTGGAGTAACGCATTTGCATTCTTTGCGGAGGCCTCACTGTAGCCCGCTTTAATAGCTGACTGCTTTGCATTCGATGTTTCAATATAATACTGAACAAACCTAGCCTGCTGAGGTGTTAGTCTTTTAGTGGCATGATTCATGCAATTCCTTTAGCTTACCAATTTAAAATTAATTTAATAAAAACCTTGTAGTTTATGTTCAAATGTGATAAAGTGGGGGATATCAATGAGTTACGGAGACACATTGATGCTAACCACAACCCAAACAGGAGACAATATGAGATCAATTAAAACAGAGTCAATCAATCCATCTTTAAAGCTGGTAGCATTCCACGATAAGGAATGGGATCAATTCAAAATAGTTGCTGTCCTTGACGGCAAGCAATTAGGTGATGATTACTATTCAGCTTTTGAAGATGATAAGGAATCCATCCTAGGTACGTTAAGTGCTGAAGCTGATTTCTTCAGAAGTAATCCTTCATATGAATTCATTAAAGCACGTTCCTAATGATACCTCAGATAGCTCATATTATCAACATGATGGTAAGAGCTATCGAAGGTACAATTAAGTACCAACTTGCTTCAAGTCGTGAAGCGAATTAAACAGGAGATAATATGAATCTTTTAGACGCAATAGCTAGTGTAAATGCTAGTAATGACCCAAGCCCTGAAGACGTTGTAAATGATCAACTGGAGTGGGAAAAGGAACGTAGGGATATCAACAGCGGTGTTGTATGTGATGACGGATTCCGCTGGAGTGACGAAATTAATTTTAACCATAATTTCGGGAGATAATATGCGTACATTCTACAACAATGCATTAGACGAAGATCATCTACTTTTAGATATTAAAGTAAGGATATCTGAGAGCAAGTATGGTTCAGAGCCTGAAGTCGTAGCTGTTCAGCTATATCAACCTGATGACCTTGACCAAAAGTTCGGTGAATCAGGCTTTGTAAGATGCGGTGATAATTTAGAGGATTATATAATCACCAAGGCGGTTAAAATTAAGAAGAAAAAAAATAAACACTTCCATCGTAAGGGGGCTAAATGAGTATAAGTGATGACAGGCTAAATGAACTGCTGAAAACATATTCGTTTTCAGAAATAAAAAGGTATCACTTAGATATTCCAGTCGAGGAGTTAAGCAATGGTGCTTGTACTCCTGACGGCATTTTAAAGAAAACTGCAGGCATGGAATATGAAGACATAATCAAAGCTGGATTACCTAGTTTTGAAAACCACGTTAAATCACATTTGAACAGGAGATAAATGGAATCGAAAGAAAGCACAAGTAAAAAACACTTTTATTTAAGTCTACTAAAGAGTGGACTTAGAATAGCAGGGTGTTTAATCGCAGGGGTGAGCAACAGTTTATTAATACTGTGCATCTTCTTTGCCTTGGCAGAAATAATTGGCATTTGGGAGGAGTTATGAGACGTAAACGTAACAACCATATAGGATATCCAAAACCTCAGCATACCAATCGAGCGTATATTTGGATACGTAACAACAGCATAGATCAGGAATTAAATTTTGATAATTCTAGATTGCTAATGGCTGTGATTTCTAAACACGTAACAGGAGAATATTATGATTGTTTATGAAACAAGATTTCACCAATTACTGGTGAACAAATCACATGAAGATTGCGGAGAATATTCCTGCCATTGTACTGAGGGTAAGCCTTGGAGATTTTGGATAAAGAATATTCAGAAACCACTCAATTCAGGTTGGAGAGAATTCCCAACAGAAGCTGAGGCAATGAAGACAGCATTGGAATTAAAGCCTGATGTTGATCAATATGAGTGTGATCAAGAATCAGTATGAGTTGCCGATCATGCAAAGTGCAATTGCATGGTTCATACCTAGGTGGGAATGGGAGTATTGATTTGCTTTGATCAGAGCAAATGTTTGACTCCTGCCAGTACCGTCAATTCCTAGGAGCAAAATTAAGCCGTAGCTATTAATTTAGTTACGGCTTTTTTTTTGGCTAATCAATATCCTACCCAAAACAAGCAAATCCACCTATGTAATCCCTAGGGGGCAATCAACTTCTTTCAATACAGGGCGATCTGAGCATGATTTTGAAGCTCGATCCGCCAATAGGTAGTAATTTCCACTAAAAATAGAATATTCTATATTTGCTAGGCAAAAAATAGACTTTTCCTATCTTACTCTTACCCAAGTAAGCTGAGAGTAAGACTAAACCCTGAGAAAATACACGTTTAATATATTGGCATTAATCTTGTAGCTATTATTAATTTAATTTTAAAACAGGAGAAATAAAATGGATATTAAAACAATTGGTGATTTCGGATTTGAATACACAGTCCAACACCTTGGCACTAAGGGTAGCTTTGATCATGGCGTTATGAATGGGAAGGATTCCGTTTTGATCACTTTTATATTTGATCAAATGCCTGCTGATATTATTAAAAAAGCTCAGAACGAATTCCTGTACGAATTCTCAGGCATTGATGTTCACTTCCGCATTCCTTGGAGTAAAGTAATATCTGCTTAATAACTAGGCAAATCTGGTCAATTGTTAGGCAGATATTTCCCCGCTAGGCAATAAATTCCCCTTCAAGCTGAGAAGCAAATCTTGTAATTTCAACGTGATCCCTGTAAAATGCAGGGATTACAAGTTTGGCACACCTTTTGTAACATATATAAACGAAAGCGAAACGGTTTAATAAAAAAGATTTATAAGGTTAAAATGAAATCGGCAAGGAAGAAACGAAAACTTTTTAAGTGCAGAATAGTGTTACCTTCTAATCGTTATATAACGAAGGTAAAGCGTTCTGCTAAACGCTACAATCGTAAGTATGAGCGTAGCATTAATCGCAATCCATTAAAGGAGATATGATGGAAAATAAAAATGATGGAAGCCTAGCCACTAGGTTTAGGAAATCAACAGAAATTGACCCTAATGACCCAACATTACAGCCGGGTCAATTACTTACTGCACCTAATGGTGAAATCCATAGTCTTTACAATATAAAGAATGGTAAGACCTTTTGGATGAAAGGCAAGGGTGTAAATGGGCGGAATGGTAGACGCAACAAACAGTATCGTAAAGACAGGAATGGCGATGGGATTGATGAGGCAGTTGCTTTCGGTAAGAAAATACAAGGATTGCGGTCATCTGAAATACAAGCGTTTATTGATATCGCAGACGATGAACTCTATGGGAATAGAACAAAGTCATTAGTGTGACTTTTAGTAGACTGGTGAGGTGGTTGGGTTGGAGTTAAAAAGTAACCAGTCTATTGATGGACACACTAACTGAGTGTGTTATCGCTTATCCCTCTTTAGTTTGAGAGATAGCAGGGTTCTCACCCATAAGTAAGGGTGTACAGGAGGAGGCTCAGGCCAATGCCTCATAAAGGGTGAAATGAAAACGCCAGACCCCTTGAGAACGTGTAGGTCATATGGAATATGTTGATCAATATTCGGTGTGCGTGTCCCTACATGGATAAGCTAGCAGGTAACCAGCCCTGAAACGCCACTCAGTTTTCTTAAACATTTAAAGGGAGATAAGTTTATGAGAATGTATGAAGTTAAACGATCTGAAAAGACTATAGCTTTTGCTAGAACAGCAGGCTATGCGAGG